TTTAACTAGCTCTTCACTATAACCCATAGCAATCAAGTCTGATTTTGTCACATAGTCATCATGACCGATAAGCTCCGCATCATCTTCGCAGGTAGCGCCTTTAGTGATTACAAACCGCTCGGGATCAACATAGCGCACAAAGTATTTGCCGCGCGTTTTCGTGATCTTTGCCCGTACGTCCTTCAATCCGTCTTTTTCTTTTCGCTTCAACTCTTTAAAATCAACATCGGCACCGTTGTTTTCTTCTATCTGTAAAGACGTTTTTATGATCTCGAATTCTTCTTCACTCAACCCTTCCCACTCGCGGTGTGAAACTGCCTCTTCCTCTTCGTAACCGTAATTAACTGCTGAATAGCGGTATATCTCAGCGCCTTTGATCCATGACAGTTGAGTTCGGTATGAGTCGGGCTGCTTGCGTATCAAAAAGTTGATATATTCAGTCTTTTCCTTCGCTTCTGCTTTCTCACGCTCAGTATTACCCTTTGTGAACTTCATTATGTTGTTATGACCAAGAAATGTCCGAACATGTGAGGGCATATCGGATTCAATCACGTCATAAACATCACTCGATTTAACTTTTGACTGCCCCTTGACTTCGTTGCCCATCGGCTTTAAGGCGTAGTAATCAAATGCCTTTTTATGTATAGCGTTCAATGAATCACTAGCATGAATCGAATTCGACTCCGCTTGATCCAGGTAGGTTTGCAATTCATCGTGATTCATTGGCATTAGATGAAACCTCTATCATCATATTCTAGTTCGCCCCAGTCATCTTGTGGGGCTGGGCATATCATCGTCATCATTATAGCATCCGCCATATTGGGGCTGGCAATGCCCTCTTTTTTCATGTCTTGTTTGTTCATAATCTGAATAAGCCCGTTAGCGTTGGGCTTCGTAGGGATTCTACATAACTCTGATCTTAGCCGATCTATATCAGAAATGCCATCGGTGTCAAGGCTTATCATTTCGTCGGGGTCGATGTACTCGCCTTTTGTTACTGCCCTGTACGTGTTGAAAAAGCGTGTTGCCAAGTCGTTATAATACCGCGCTCGATTGTTCTTGAATGTCTCTGCATAAGTTTTTTCCTGGTAGACCTTCTCGCCGTCGTCTTGACCGATACCACTTAGAGAACCCCTAAATCCACGCACCTCGCACTTTTTGCCATTGAACGCAACATCGACTTGACGCTTGAGACCTGTGCCCATACCATCCAAATCCCAGGTAAAAAGATCCGCGCCTAGCTTTATAGCTTCACCGGTTGCCCAGTCGCAACCTTCGTCAATCTCTCCTGAATCCCTACAATTAACCGCCTTAATAATAGAACCATGGCGACAAGCAAAGCCATGGGCATCGCCACCATCGTCGCAAGGATCGTAAGCACACACAATAGCGCCATTAGGCTTAATCGCTGGAAGTTTCTTATGAGCGTCGATAGCGCTATCGAACCATTCTGCTTTAATAATTGAGTCCTCAACTTCGTCATTAAAATCGCCCTCCCAAATCCAGCGATACTTTGCGCGGCTTAGGTTTTCATAATCCCACTTTCTGAGCGCTTCCTGTTCTTCGTTCCACCAAGGATTGTCACGCCAGTTACATTTAATAATCAGGTGTAAATCATCAACATAAATGCCATCGCGGTCTAATTGTTTTTTATACGGATTGATAAAACGCTGGCTAAACGGATCTGCGCTCGATTGAGGGTTAGCTGTGAAAATACACTTAGCGCCAGGGTTACGTATAATTGTGGGCAGGAGTTTGTCCAGTGAGTTCTGACTTGCTCGGTGGGCTTCTTCGAACCATGAATACTTGTAACCTTGCGCCGATTGCATGGAATCAGGGTTACGGTTTGCGCCCTTGTAATTGGTTCTAGCGCCGCCAGGCGCTATGATCTTATTCTCTTGAACATCCCATCCTTCGAGTTTTAAGCGCTCTTGGATTGAGTCTTTAAATACTCGGTGTACTGAGTCAGCAACACTATCTTGGAATTCCCGCAAGCAGTAAACGTCGGCGTTTTCTGTGTCCATCTTGATTGTGAGAATGTCACCAACTCCGATGGATTTACCGCTACCGCGGCCACCTACAATAACAACAATCTGCTGCTTAGCAGTAAAAACCGGCGCTAGCTTTTTATTTATCTTTACTTGAGGCATTGATTAAAGGGTTATCGTCGGCGTTAACAAATTCTATCGTGTATTTGTTGTCAGTTTTCACCGCCCCACCGTCCGGACCTGCTAGCGTTTGATCCTGTTTGTCGTGGTAGCCGTGTTTGCCTAAAAGCAGCTTAACTAAGTTAGCGTTATAGTCGCCAACCATGCCGCGATTCCAAGCTACAATCTCCTGCTCTTGGTTGATTTTATCTAATATGTGCGAAAACTGTTTATCTTCATGCCTTGCCCAATCATAAATTGACCGCCTAGGCCGATCAATATACGAACATAAACCAACTACGGACGGGAAAACGTGGCCCGCCTCCTGCCATTTCCCATCAGCATATTCCCACGCCTTTTTTTCTAGCGCCTTACTCCATGTTGTCGGTCTGCCTGCTGGCATTAGATCACCACCGTTAGTACGTTTTTAATAACAGAAAAAATCACAGACATAAGTTTTATACTCCTATACCATCATTGTAAACTAAACGCAAGACAAAAAAAAGCCGGAGATTCAGATAACCGGCTATAGGAAAGTACAACAACAATGGAGGATATTCAGATAGTATGGAACACCTCACGTAGCACGTCAATTTTTTTCATAAATTCTTTTAGCGTGCCGTTATTCTGTACAACGATGTCGCACATATCCGGCGTCACAGTCATGCCCTGTTCCAGCGGTAGCCGCTCGCTAGCGTCCACGAATACGCTAACATCGAACACTCCCGCCGCTTTCATCGCATTAAACTCGCATTGATCACGGCAACCCGCGTAAATGTTGCAGTACCCGAACACCAGCCTACCGAACCGCGCTTTATCCTTATGATTGAACTCTGCAATGGTTCGTTGCCACCTGGCGCGTTGGTTGCGTCGATCCTCGTGACACTCCCTCATAGTGTCGTACTCCATAAGACCCCATGAGGGCCATACAATCGACTCCATGGCGATTTTTGTAGAGTCGGTATAGGGTAGCCCTAGGTGTCGGGCTAACGTCGTTTTACCGTGGCCACCGTGGCCGCATATTAGTATTTTCATAAATCACCTCGCAAAACCCTATAAACTAAAACAAAGAAGATTAATACTAACCAATCGCCCATCATCATTCGAACACCCCCTTAACCATCGGTAAAAGACCTCGCTCACGCGCCTGCTGGTACTGAGTCTGTCGATCTTCTCGGAATTCTGCGTAAGTAGCGCACTCACGCGCCATATTAAAGATATGCTCAACGCGTCTTTGTTCGCGCTGAATTTTTGTTTCTTCTGGTGCCGGTACTTCAGTGGGCGGCTCATGAGACAGAATCCAAATCCTGTTCTGCTCATCGATGAACTGTGGTTTCTTGCCGTTCAACCTGCAATTAAGATTTTGCTTAGATAATCCGAGCAAGCGCCCTGCTTGCTCGTAGGTATGTTCTGCTAGAAGTGTATCTAGCGGTTTAAGTTTAAGGTTCATTGTTGTCTCCAGTGTTACGCCCCACCGTTGCGATAGGGTTTTAGTTGTTATGCGTGCTCGCCTTCTTTAAAGGCTGAATCGGTAATTTGTTTGAGGAGTTCAGCGTAGCGGCCTAGTTCGCCAACATCCGCCCAGTTGATTTCGTCGGGGTGAGCGTTGAAGTGATTGTCACTAAGCGCCTGCAATCTTTTTAAAGCGTTATCAATTTCAACTTTACGACCCATAAATTCTTTGAATGCTTTATCGTTGTTCATCGTTGCTATCCTCGTTGTTGTGTTGCGCCCCGTCGTAACGGGGCTGATTGTTATTCGCTAAGAATTTTTTCTGTGATTTCTTTTCTCAAAGCCCTAATCGCTTTCTTATCTTCAACTGTTTTTAAGCGATCCGAGCATCCGATTTCTTTTTCCAGTTCATCAATATGCTGATCAATCGCGTGCCATACGGCCATTTTGCTTAGTGGGGCCTGCATTAATGCGGCGTGCTCTTTTGCTGTTTTTGCAATTACTTCTAAGTTAATAGCCATCTTTATCATCCTCGTTGCTTCGTTGTTGTGTTTCGATGATTAGAATTATAATGATTTATCTTTTCTTGTAAAGCTTTTCGTTTATAAAATACAAGAATATTAAAAATATTTTTTTAAAATACAGGATGCAGCCCGCGCCATTCCTAAAAATACAAAAATATGGCCCTATAAGAGATATTATTAATATCTTTTTATATATATCTCTCTTAGGGGTCTCTTGATCACTTTTTGATCTATAGGTATTTCTATATTTGTTTATTTTTATATTTGTAATTTAATTTTTCTGTATTTTTGTATTTTAAAACAAAAAACGATACATGCCGCGCCGTACGTGGCCTGCAAAAAAACGCGTTTTCATATTTTAAAACTCATATTCATATTTTAAACCAGCGGATAGTTTCCCCGCGCTTACTTTTTACACTATCCCCCTGGATTAACCCTTGGTTTTGTAAGTGTTCTAACGCTTTTTTGATCTCTGGCTCCTTGAATTTTTTGTTGCGGCACCTGTTTACAATTACACCAGTGGTTAACTGTGCGCCCTCTTTTTTGTCGAGTTGGTCAAGTATTCGGCGGCAAAGCGCTTCATCGTTCTCCTCTATTTCCTCAGCAATGTTCGCAGCTGCAAGGTTCATCTTCTCTTTGATATCACGATCAACCAGCGCATAGGCCCATTTAACATGTTCAATTGTGCGTAAACCCTCAGCCACTGCGAGCACAAACGATACTTTGAGAGTTAATTCAAAAGCTCGGGTATAGATGGATTCCAGGCCCACGCTTTTAGCGTTTTTAGCTTGTTTATGAAAAGTGCGCTTAACTCCCTGGAGCAATTTCTTGGCGCTGTCTGCCGTGGGTATCTGTTTCCGTGGCGCTAGGTTCTCTAGTCGTTTATCGTCGCTCGTACCGCTCGCAGCGAGGCCCATTAGTATCATTTTCAAATCGTCGGGAAGCTCGGTGGCACCCGTAAACGACTCGTCGTAATCCGGAACGGTTTCCTTTTCACGAAAAATCAGCGACCGGGTAAAAAAACCCTGCTTTACATTGTGGCCACTGACCAAGTGGTTGAAAGTCTCGGGGGTGGTGTAGCCTGTAATCGAAACAAACGGGTACATGATTCCATTGTTGTGTTTAAGCGATTCACGGACGCGCCCGAGT